CTACGTATATATCTTTTTGTCTATCAAGTTCTTTGTTAGTATCTTCTCTATCAAGTTTCTCAACTTCAAATTGAATATTAGCATCATTTATTTCTTTAGCATTATTTTGTTGAGCTTCAAAGTTTTTTTGATCTCTTTCAGCCTTAATAGCTTCTGCTTCTTTAAGTTTAGATTTAATATCTGCTATACTTTCATTTCCTATGATATCAGCTATCATACTGAAATCTAATTTATCATTCTGCAATGCTTCAGACATATATTGTTTAAATGTATCAAGAATTGCAAGATCTTTAGATGAGTTAGATACAAAGCATTTAAAATCAGCACTTGGAAACTCACTTTTTGATATAGTTCCATATACAGTACTCATATCATCTGTAACATATAAAAATGCTTTATCTCCTCTTTCTGATATTACATCCTGACATACTTTAAGCATTGCTTCTATACATCTTAATTTTACATCATCATGTATTTTAAACCAAGGTTCTGTTATATTACTTGAAGTACTAATTACTCTTTCAGTATTTCCTACTCTTTCAGATGATGTAATTTCTCCCTTTCTTTGTCTAGGAACTCCAGATGTATCTTCAATTTTCTTTTCTATAAATTCTAATAATGATACATAAAATTGTATTTCAGAACCTGTATTAAGATCTAGTGATTTATTTTGAGTACTTTGATTCATGTTACCACCTCTTTGTTTCATACTTTCATTAAATGAATTTACAAAACCTATCTTCATACTTGATGCATAATATAACCATTTCTCTAATTCCCAACCATCAGGTATTAAAGAAATATCTACAAGTGCTATCCTTCCTATATTTGTAGCAAGAAGTAATTCAACTCTGTACCAAATAATAAGATAAAGATATAACCAGGGTACTAATCTATCCATTAGTGATACTGATCTGCTATTTTTAGCAGAGTATAAATGTCCAACATATCCTGTTTTACATTCTGATAAATTAGTTAATTCTCTAAATTGATTCTTTCTTGGCTGTATATTTAAGTATAAATCATTACCTATTCTTACTCCTTCCCACATTTCATTAATCCACATATACTCTACATATATATCAGGATTGTTTTTTGGAACCTTAAATACTTCATCAATATACATTTCTTGTTCTTCATTATTCTCATCTATATAATGGAGAATACCTATTTTTCTTTTAGATTTCCATCGTACCCTATGTACAGCTATACCAAACTCAGAATCGTGTAAATCATCAATACTATTAATTACAGGTATATTATCTCCCAAAAACATAGAACCATCTGGAAAATAATCTTGTACAGGTACATTATTAAAATCATAGTTATAGAATGTAGTATCTCCAGCTCCATGTTTTTCTAAATCATCTATTTGAGCAGGAGTTAGAATTTCATAAAATTCATCTATTATTTCAGACACACTCATGAAATTCTTTTCATATATCTTTTCAGCATCATCAATATTATCTGAATTTACTGATAGTATATAATTAATCTCCAGTGGATTAACACATCTTAATTTAACTCTTCCTGCTACATCTTTAATATCATAAATTTCTTCACCTACAACAAGACTATTAAAAAACCCATTTTCAAATGTAATATCTGTTTTTTCATATTTTTGAAGCATTGTTATTAAATGTTGTGCTTGAGATTCTCTTATATCAGCAGGAGTATAAGAATTGAATTTTTTTAATTGTGCTTCAAGATACTGTTCATCAGCTTCTTCTGATATCAAATAATCTCTAAGCATCATTAATAACTCATTATTTTTAGTAACCTCCCTCATATTAATTGAATCAGCATTTATAGCTCTTACAACTGGTGAAAAATATCTCTTTGTACCCTCTCCTAATAATACATTAAATATAGGTGATAGTACATCATATGGTTGTAGAGTAGCTGGCATTTCAAAGTTTTTAAGGTCTGAAAGCCCGATACCTAAAGGATTGGTAACATAGTCGAAATCAGATTTTATGATCTTATTATTCATAAGATCATAATTTCTTCTCTTATTTTTAAAAGAAGATCTCCTCTTATTTTGAAAGGTATTACATTGCTGTATAACACCATCAACACATTTTCTTTTCCAATCTTCTGTTTTTTGAAAATATGTTTTCTTTTGGGATGGAAATGAGTTTCCACTTGAATCTTTTAATATATTTGAATTAAACATATATCATTTTCTTTTTAAATAATTGTTTCTTAAAAAATGCAGAATCTTGTATAGGAATTATAGTGTTTTCTTCTTTATATTCATACTTCTTTAATTCTTCTATATGATACATTAATGTAACCATAGCCATTACTCTATCAGCATTTATATCTGAATTATACATTATTAATTCTTTAAGTAAAGGAATACATCTTATTCTTTGAGCATTTGTTATTTCGGGAGCATCTTTTATTTCAGCTGATGCTCTTAAAAAGTTATTTATCATTAAGATACCATATTTCTTAAATTTATCTGTCATATGCATACCTTTTTCTCTATTTACTTTACTATCTGGAGTTATATCTTTTAATACTCTAGGTTGATCTAATAATAAATATGTATCATTATATCTTTCTAAGTATTGATAAAATCCTTTCTTTTCATTTTCGTATAAACATGTAGCATTATAATATTTTAAAATCTTTCTGCATGTTTCAAAAAACTCATTAGCTGTACTAGGTCTACCTGTGTATTCACATACTATTCTACCATGTAATCTGTCATATACAAGTAATGAACCTAATGAAAGACTATATTCTGAACTATCATGATCATATGGGTCCATACCTGCTATATATCTTCCGTATGGAATAGAATGATCTTCAAGTTCAAAAGGATGTTCATAAATAACAGGAGTACCTTGATTATCTTTTTTTGTTAAAGGAAAATCATAAATAGGTCTTAATATTGGGTTTGGTTTCCATTTATATCTGTTATCATCAGAATCATAATATATATCACCAATGTATTCTGAATCTTTATATTTTGAATTTGTTTCGAGATCTGTTAATCTTTTAGTTAAATCAACTGTAGGAAATATATTAGAACTTGTTTGTAAAAATATCTCAGATGGTATTAAAGGATTATATATTAAGTATTCATCATATACTCCTGGATCTTTAGCTTTCTTTTTAGATTCTCTTATCTTCTCTTCTGTTATTTTACCTAATTCTCTATTAGTATTACCTTTTTCATCCTTGTAATCAATTTTAGTATCAATAGCAGATAAAAATAATCCTATTTTTCCTTTATTCTCATATACATCATCAAATGCTATACAGTTATATGCTTCAGGATCATAGAACATCTTATATGCTGCTAAGGATCCTCCACCTTTCATATCACCACCTGTACCAATATATATAGTTGTACCAAGCTTAGAGTTACCAATTACCTGATTTTCATCAGCATAATGACATTCTAAGAGATTATTCCACATACCTATTTCTTCAGCTAATTTAAGTGTATACCTACCACCTTGAGAAGCAAATGGATTATCTTTATATGTTCTATGTTTAATTATAGAACGTGTACCAAATTCTTTCCATTTACCACCTATTTTCTTTGTATAAAGATGTTGTGCATCTTTAGATGGTAAGAATGATCCAGATATTATTTTAGAAAGTGGAGATGGATAATATCTATCCCCTATGTTCTGGGATCCAGGTAATTCAGATAATGCTAATTGAATAATACCCATAGGTATTGAACTAAATTTAGCATCATAAGCTCCTACTATTATTTCAGCTTTTGTTTCATTTACTCCTGGGATATATTCTTTAGCAGAATCTGTTATAAATTCACGAACACATTCATTAGCAGCCCATGATGTTTTACCAGAACCACGATTAGATAATAATAAAAGATTACATGGTAGATTCTCATATAATGGTTTGCCTAATGCTCCAGATGGAGAACCATTGTATAATATATCTTTAATTTCTGTTTTTGAAATGTTCCCAGTTTTTTCAAATCCTGATATTCCTCTTGATAATAAATAAGGAATACTTAATTTATCATATAAATAATCAAGATTCCTTGGTCTTCCTTTTATTTGAGATTTTGAATGTAATGACTTCTTAACCCAAATTGTACCAAAATTAAGATAAAAATAAAGAGAAGGTGGGCAAAAATAATTACCCACCCAATATCCCTCAATGATTCTTCTTTTTTGTTCTTGCCAATATTTTACGTAATCAGATGATTTAGGATGAAATACTTCTAATTTTTCAGTAAAATAT